GTCATATCCTGAAAACTCATCTCTCGTTGATCGAGATTGGTGAGAGGCTGAAAACACGCACATACAAGCCCAGCCTGGAAAGGAGTACCCGCAAGTTGAATCACAATCTCCATATCAGCATGGAAGTATATGAATCGATCAAACGGCATGTTCTGCAAGTTGCCCTTATCACCCATTTTGAGTGTATCCCAGGGTAACTGAGCTTTCATGATCACGGTTCCAGTGACATGGGTTGTGTTCCACTGTACACTAGTCCGATACACAAGACTATTTAGTCCATATTCGAGATCGTGAGAAGCTTCATTCAATCCTTTCCCAGCATTTTCGACATATGACTTCATTGGATATTGCTCAGTCTGATCCATGTCCGTCGTCCTCATTGTTGTAAGTCCAGGCACATCAGGTCCTTCACCAAAAAACGTATTGTTGGTACCTGCTGTGCGACGTGCAACTTGAAGTGACAATTCCTGGTACCCTGCCATCGTACGAATAGGTCGATCAATTTCCTTCATGTGAGCCCGCAATTGATTCGAGTACTGATAGAAATATTCCTCATCCCATTGACTTGACAGCTCAATCATCTGAACAACAACCTCTTCAAGAGTCTTATTCTTGTCGCGAGTCCATTGAATAGTTTCATTCAAAATGTCCTTCTTGATAGCACCAGTATAAGCACCACCAAGAATCCGAGGAATTGCTCCAAGAAATGAGATCTCACTAAATTCATCAAATTTGTCCAACAATTGAGATTCTTTGTCCGCTGATGTGTAAATCTGTCCGATCTTCGCCATACCAAGGCCAAGTTTGAGAGGAGTCCATTGAAGTTCTTTCTTCACAGCCAAAATGTGATCGTCACCAAGGAACTTGCATCGCACATTATCATCAAACATTTCATTCGGGTGATCAACACGGAAAACGTATCGCATGTACAATTCATTCACAATACAATTAATAATCGTCGTAAAGAAACATCCGGACATGTGATTTGACTCGGTCTTAAACCGGTATGGCCCAATCTGCGCACGAGTCTTACATTCATGCAAATACAAAAACTCAAAGTAACCTTTCTCAAGTCCACACAATTTCACCACAATATCATAAGCTTTTCGTTGAAAATCAGGATGCATATGCTTGTCATATCCTTTGTAATCACCAGCAATAAAGCCAGGTCGTTCGGTGAAATCACGCATCAGATATTCATAAATTTTGTGCATATCATGACTGTATTGATTGTACC